ATAACTCCTAGATTTACGCAACTAAACACAACTATATGAATAACAAAGCAATAGGAAGCCCATACATAGAAATCCCAAACAATATTGTGTATGATATGTTTGGTAAAGAATTAGAAGTAAAAGAACACAAAGGATTTAAGTTTGTGATTATTGACCGAAAACAAGTTAGTATTAAAAAATTACCTAAATTAACCGACCATGATAGAAGACAATTTAAAGAAATCTTTGAAAGATATTTGCCTTGAAAATTACGACATAAGAACGGCTAAAGAAATAGCTACTAAGTTTGGTTTCTCTTATCACTCAGTTAGAACAACTATGTGTGAATTAGGACTGCCACAACCGAGAACCCGCAAATCAATAGGCGTAATGAAACTTTATAAAGAATGGGAGTTACTAGCTGAATATCGCTATTTTGGTAATCAAGCAAAAAAAGATAAGATTAAAGAATGGGTTAAATGGACGATGCATTTAGAAGGAAAGTTTTTTATTCATATAATGTTTTAAAGTGTAATCCTTCTTCTTACTCACCATCTCATATATCCGATGTTCTATCCCTGCAAAGATGAAATAAACATCGGATTTTTTTCTTTCTTTGCTCTGTAAACGTGACCTACCTTGCCAATAACTAACTGCCGAAAAATCAATATTGAAAAATATCAAAGCATCCGCACGGCTTAAGTTTATACCTTCACGACCTGATTGTATTTGGCTTATAAATACTTTATCTGTTTCGTTAAATTCTTCTATTGATTGAGTAACATTAAAAACCTTACCAATCATTTCTGCTTCGGCAATATACTTGTAAAAAATAGCTATCTTTTTGCCTTTAAACCTTTCTTTTATAAATTGGGCTTTGTAATAAGAAATAATAATAGTGCTTCCATCTTCACATTTTATTGTGCCGCTGGTGATCTGGTGCACCTTCATCATTTCCTTTACCGCCGTATCTGCAAGAATTATTTTACATTCTTTTGTATTTATTATCTTATCTTTCTTTAGCGTTGCTATTGCCCACTCTATAACGCTTGGTGGCTTGATGCTAATGATATGCTCCTGTATATCACTCTCAAAGCCTGACTGCTGCTGTGTTTTAGTGAGTAACAGATGGCTTATGTCTATGTCAACCGTCTTAGAATAATCCGCAATCTCTCTATTGTATAGATACTTCTTTGCTGGTATGCCATACACCCTATGCCACTTGTAGAAGTTAGGCTCAATGAAAGGCGAATAACTACTGACATACATTTGATGAAACCATTGGGAATAACTCTCAGGCGTTGGCGTTCCCGATAAATAAATGATAGGCTTACCCTTGCATATTTCTTTTAAGTAAATTATTTTCTTTGCTGGGTGCGGGTATTGCCCAAGTACATGAGCTTCATCAAGAATAATCAAATCATAATCTTCATCTATGTTATGGACTTGTTCGTAGTTTGACACCACCAAGCTAAAAGAAGGTTGCAACATCTCATAATCATTCTCTATACTAGAGATAGCCTTTTTTTTTGTAAGGAATAACACACTCTTTGCACCGTACAACTCAGCACATCTTAACGAAGTAAGTGTTTTGCCTGTCCTGACCTGCCAGACATAATAGGCAATATTATATTTCAACAAAAGGGCAACCCCATCGGCTGCCCCTTGTAGTTGGTAGTCTCTTAGCATTACTTTTTATAAGACATTTGATAACTAAACTCTCTAGGCTTATCGCTGCTATGTTCTTCTAACCATAACATCCTTGTTGCATCGAAGAGCCTTAAATCATGCGCCGTATCTTCTTTAGTAATTAGCTGCCATCCCACGCCCTGACCATCCTTAACGGTTCGGGTCTTAGCATTGAGCCATAAGATAGCAACCCCATCTACTTCTTTATTAATGGTTCGTAGTAACTCACGGTAAGCGGCTAGCTGCAACCAATAGCTATTGTACACCCCGTTGCTAGTCTTGATGTCTAAGATATATTCCTTACCGTCAATACTACATACCCTGTCTATTGTTCCTGCATAGCCTAACACACCGCTGACTATATTCTGCTCAATTAAATGGTTCACAATAGTATGACTATTCGCAAACTCGACATATTTCTCAAACATACCCCATTCTTGAAGTGAGTACTTGGGGTAGCCATTCTCAGCAATAAGATTTACTTCTAACCCATTGTCATAGTGTTCCGATAATTCATGCACTATTGACCCCCGCCGCCCCGCTGCATCCCTTACTTTATCGGCATTTTCGCCTTGTTCTTTAAGCCATTGGTAGAACTGCGGCGGCTTAGGATATGCCTCCAAGCAAGTAGTTACGGATGGGTAGAACGCACCATCCGTATCAAAATAAAACCTCCCATCGGTGAAGGTTAATTGATTGTTTTCAGTTTTGATTAGCATAATTTAAAAAGGGGGTTTGCCGTTAAATAAATTAGTTGCCATTTCTTCTAAGAAAGTAAGCATATCGCTATCATCCCAAACTTCTTGCCCTTTTACTTTTAACTTAGTCATTTGGGGCAATCCGTTCTGGTTCTCTCTTGTGTAGAAAGGTGCTGTTTTGATGTCATGCTGGTAAGTAGTAACGCCTGTTATTTTCTTACTCGCATCATCTCTGCTGACCATACTCCAGGGCATGATAGTTACCTTAGTATGTATGTCAATATTTGGTAACTGCTTCAAAAAAGATGTTGCATAACGAGATGAATAAGGCATCGTAATTATATACTTATTACCTTCATCTTCTAAGCTAACGTGCCACTGCTTACCGTAATCATTCTCGTTGACAGTAACATTGGTAAGCACACCTGTTACTGACTTGAATTTTAACTCATGCACAACCTTACCTGTTTTGGTAACTCGTTCCGTAGTGCTTGCATTTGCTTCTTGTAATCTTTGTACTAATTTGCCGTCGGCAATGTTAAGGTAAGTAGTACTGCTACCTTCAAAATTGTTTAGTGCCATAAAATTATTATTTTTGTAAAATTAAACTATTTATTTTAATTTAGCAAAAAAAATTATTATGGGACGTAACAAATTACCGAAAGGCGAAATTAAAAAACCTATTGTTGTGTTAGTAAAATCTAAGTATTATGACAAAGCAAAAAGACAGATTGCCGAAATTGCGGGAAAGTACAATTCAGAGCAATATTATATCCAAGCTGAAGCAAAGCGGCTGGCTGGTGTTGAAAATAATACAGTGTAATTTAAACGGAACGCCCGACCTTATCTGTTTCCGTGATGGCGAAGTAATACTTATTGAATGTAAGACTTTAGAGGGTAAGCCATCACCGTTGCAATTACACCGTATGAGAGAATTTATTAATCAAGGTTTTCAAACAATTATTCTAAATGATGTACACCAAATACCCGACACTATGCTGCATAGCAGTAGACGGCAACAAAAGAGCCATACTGCCCTGGAAACAATATCAACAAAAGCGACCTTCTGAAGATGAACTAAAATCTCAATTCGCTAATCACAAATGCAAAGGCATTGCTATTATTTGCGGTGCAATATCCAACAATTTAGAAGTAATAGATATTGATGCGAAGTACTCTCTTAGTGATAATCTTTTTAAAAATTATTGTGAGATGCTTCCTACTTCTTTGCTTGATAAACTTTATATTGTTGCAACGAAAAATAAAGGTTATCATATCTATTACCAATGTGAAGTGATTAACGGCAATGCTAAACTTGCCCAAAGACTTACAACGGAGGCGGAACGAAAAGAAAACCCACACGAGAAAGTAAAAGTATTAATTGAAACACGAGGCGAAGCGGGTTATGTGGTTGCACCACCAACGGAAGGATACTCTATTATTAAAGGTGGTGTCATTCCTATTGTATCTATTGACGAAAGAGAAATGATGCTGGATGCTGCACGATCCTTTAATGAGATAATAGATGAAGTTAAGCCGCAGCACGTTGCAAGTAAAGGGTTTTCTATTTCTCCTTTTGAAGATTATAATAATAGAGGCGATGTGATTGGGTTGCTTGAAAGTCATGGATGGAAAGTAGTTAAGCAAGATGCTAAAAAAGTTACATTCTTAAGACCTGGAGTTACTGATTCAAAGAGTAGTGGTGATTATAATTACTCCTTAAATTGGTTTTCCGTTTTCACCACTTCCACCGAGTTTGAAGTGAACAAAGCTTATAAGCCTTCTGCTGTTTATTGCTTGTTAGAATGTGGCAATAATTGGAAAGAATGTGCTAGGAAACTTATTGAAGATGGTTATGGTGAGAAAGTAAAGCAAGTGCCTGATGTGGTAAGACATCAAGTATTTAAAATGATTGAACAAGGTGAGCAAAAAGACGATATTGTTTTCTTTGTCAAAAACAAAACAAATACTTCCATCGCTGAAAGCTCTTCCATTGTCGATAATTTAATTAATATTAAAGAGAATCAAATATGCACTTTCTGGGAGGTAACCGAAAAAGGCAAATTTATTATTATTAGAACAAAGATGCTTTCTTTTCTTAGGGATAATGGAGGCTTCTTTCTCTATTATTATGACAAGCAAAGCAGCATCTATAAAATTATTAGAATAGTTGATGGGCTAGTTGAAGAAGCGACTTTAGAGCAGATGAAAAAGTTTATTAAAGATTATATAAATAATTTGCCTGATTCTTTTGATGGTATAGCAGCCGAAGATAATCCAAAGGAACAGCTTCAAGAAGTTATTCATAAAGGGCACTCAACTTATTTTTCTATGTCATTGATTGAATTTATGGACCACGCTAATTTGAATTTACTAAAAGATACCAAAGACGCTGCCTATTTCCCTTTCTCAAATGGCATTGTGAAAGTTACTAAAGGCAAGAAAGAAATTATAAAATATGGTGACTTCCATGTATGGAAAACACAAGTAGTTGACTTTAAGATTGATATTGAAGAAGCTATTGATTTTGAAGCAGTCGAGTTTTATAGGTTTCTTGAATGTATCTGTAACAACGATTCAGAGCGTATGATTTACACCGTACAAATATTGGGCTATCTTTTGCATGGCTTTAAGGATTCAACCCGCCCATATGCCGTTATATTAGCAGAGGAGACGGATAACGAGAAAGAAGGTGGGGGGACTGGCAAAGGAATATTTTATAAGGCAGTATCGAAAATTTTAAACACCGTTTTTATTGATGGAAAGAATTTTAAGTTAGATAAGACTTTTGCATTGCAACGTGTTGACCTTTCAACTCAATTAGTAATAATAGAAGATTGCAGAAAAAACATTGATTTTGAAGGATTTTATTCTAACATAACGGAGGGGGTAACTGTAGAAAAGAAAAATAAAGATGAGCTTTACATCCCTTATGTCGATGCACCTAAGTTTGGGTTCACAACTAACTACTCAATAGCTTTAAACGGTAACCATGCGAAGCGTAGGGCTAAGATAGTTGAGTTTAGTAATTTCTTTTCACCTTCCAGAACACCGTTTGATTATTTCGGTCATTCTCTTTTCAATGAATGGGATAAAGACGAATGGAATAGGTTCTATAATATGCTTCTTGAATCGGTACAAATTTATTTGCAGCAAGGCATTTCGGAAAGCTATCAGTCGGAGACTTTAAAAACCAAACAGATAAAAATAAACTTTGGTGAAGATTTCCTATTCCACATGCAGAATATGAACAAAGGACAATGGGTGGAGTTTGGGTTGGAGTATGATAATTTCTTAAAGGTTAATGACATTGAAAAAAGAGATTTTAGTAAAAAAAGGTTTAAAGCTGGGATTGTTCAGTTTGCGGATATATTTAATATGAAGTTGGAAGAAAGGAGGAATAGAGAGAATATGAATAAATCTGAGATAAAATGTACATGATGTACACGAAATGTACACGAAATGTACAGATTTAACTCATTGATAATCAACAAGTGAACACGAAGACACGATTTTTATCAATATTTAAGCCGCCCTTAAAAAAAAATGCCTTTTTTTAATATAGTGCAAATAAGGAAAAGCGAATTATCGTGTTTCGTGTACATTAATAACAACAAAAAAAACAAATTTTATATCAATAATTAAATTAGACTAACTACCTTTGCCTTGCAGCAAGTTTTCATAAAGTTTTGGTTTGAACCCCTAACTTTTCTAAGTCGGGGGTTTTTATTAACTTTGTTGTACAAGATTTAACTAAAATGGACGTAAAAAAGAAAGGATTTATTGAAGCCTATAAAAAGACATTTGGGAATATAACAAAAGCCTGTGAAGCAGCCGAAATAAGCAGAGGTACTTACTACTTCTGGATGAAGGAAGACAAAGAGTTTAAAGGTATAATTGATACAACAGAACCAGATGAATTATTTTTAGACATAGCTGAAAATGCTTTAGTAAAGAAAATACAAGATGGAGATATTACAGCTATTATATTTAGCTTAAAAACAAAAGGTAAGAAAAGAGGGTATATAGAAAGGCAACAGTTTGAACATTCAGGAAAAGTAGTATTACCAATATCATTTGAACTTGATGAACGATATAAAGAAGATAGTTAAAACTACCCCAGTATTTCAAAAGAATTTAGCAGCATACCAATCAGGGTGGAAGATAATATGCAATGAGGGTTCTTCCCGTAGTTCAAAGTCTTATAGTATAATCCAATTATTAATAGCAATAGCCTTAAAAGATAAAGGTAAAAAGATAAGTATAGTAAGTCATTCCTTACCACACATCAAAAGAGGTGCTTTTAGAGATTTTAAACAAATATTAGAAAAGTTAGAAATATGGGATGACGATAATTGGATGGCAACTAATTTCATATACACATTTAGTAATGGGTCTTATATTGAATTATTTGGTTTAGAAGATGAAGGGAAAGCAAGAGGACCAGGTCGTGATATACTTTTCATAAACGAAGCTAACCTTATTAATCTAATGTTGTTTAGACAATTAGCACAAAGAACAACAGACGTAATATTTTTAGATTACAACCCTGCCGACTTCACTTCATGGGTGTATGATGTAGCCGACAATCCAAAGAACAAAAAAATACATAGTACATACTTAGATAACAGGTTTAATTTAAGTGCATCTCAAATAGAGTTTATAGAAGATTATAAAAACCTACCCGATGACTTCATGTGGAAAGTGTACGGCTTAGGTCTCAGAGGTGCAAGTGCTGAGTTGATATACACTAATTGGAAGTATTGCGATATGTTACCCGATGGAGGCGAAGTTATCTATGGGTTAGACTTTGGATATAACAACCCAACAGCATTAGTTAAAGTAGTTCATAAAGATAAAGAGATATTTGCAGAACAAACAATCTACCAAACTAAACTAACTACTCATGATTTAATAGAAAGGCTAAAGACATTAGGAATAAGTAGAGAAGAAATATATTGCGATGCAGCAGAGCCTAAGACGATTGAAGAAATATATCGGGCTGGGTTTAACGTAAAGCCAGCTAACAAAGATGTTTATGCAGGAATATTAACTGTAAAATCATTACCTTTGTATATTACGAACAAATCAACTAACTTTGTTGAAGAGATACGGTCGTATAAATGGAAGAAAGATAAAGAAGATAAACCCATTGACGAGCCTGTTAAAGCCAATGACCACTTAATGGATGCCTTGCGGTATGCTATTCATACTAAATTGAGTAAATATAAATTTAAAGTCATTGTCTAATTTAATTAATCGGTTAAGGAAATTCTTTAAACCACAACAGCAATCGAGTTATCACTTTGTAAATGGTGTAATAACTTGGAATGGTAATGATTCAATAAGCCAAGTAAATGATGGGTATGCAGGCAATGACATTGTCTATTCCGTTATCAATCTAATAAGCCAAAAGGCTAAAGTACCCGATTGGCACGTTTACAAATGTATAGACAAGGAGAAAGCAAAAAGATACAAGCAACTCATAGCCAACCCAAGCAACGTTAAGGACTGGAAAGAAGTATTACAACTCAAAGAAGAAAGCTATGAGATATACACAGGCAATGCAAGACTAAATGAATTAATAGAATATCCTAACAAAGACCAAACCTTTGCTAACTTAGTTGAAGGGCATTGTATTTATAAGATGGCAACTGGTAATGGTTATCTTTACGGCAAACTAATAGAAGCAGGAGCAAACAAAGGAATGCCTTTAAGCCTTCATAACTTACCATCTCAGTATATTGCCATAGTAGCTAATACAGGTCAATACCCTAATGAAGTAACAGGGTATAATCTTTTCATAGGTACTTATGAAGGTTTTAGGAGAGAAGAGGTTTTGCATGATAAATTCTTTAACCCGATATTCTCAATCAATGGTTCGGAGTTATACGGACTAAGCCCATTAAAGGCAGCTAGTAAAGTACTAACAAGAAGCAACGAGGGTAGAGAAAGCACGGTAGCAAGTTATCAGAACGGTGGACCAGCGGGTGTTCTTAGTATAAAGAACAACGGGAACTTCGACCCTTTGGATGTGCAGGCACAGGTGGATAGAATAAAAGAAAGTTTAAGACAATATAAAGGGTCAAGTAATAGGAATAAATTAGCAACAAGTGGTTATGAGGCGGCATACACTCAGATAGGAGCAAACCCTGTGGATATGGCTATCTTCGATGCTGAGAAGTTCGACATGAGGGCAATATGTAATATTTACGGAGTGCCTTCGCAGTTACTCAATGACCCTGACAATAAGATACAAGCCAATGCAGTGGCAGCCGAGAAAGCACTCACCACAAGGGCGGCGTTACCTTTTCTTATTTCTTTTAGAGATGAGCTTAATAGGAAGTTACAGACTGATTGGGGTGTGAAGGATAAGAACCTTGTTGTTGACTTTGATATGAGTTGTTTTAGTGAGTTACACGAAAACACAGCCGACCAAGTAAACTACTTAAATGAAGCATGGTGGATAAGCCCTTACCAAAAGTATCAGATAATGGATATGACCGTACCTGAATATTTAGATGAAGAAGAGTTGAAGAAAATATACATTCCTCAAAACTTAGTTCCACAGGATGAAATACTTGAATTGCCTAAAGGGTTAAATCCTTATGAGAAGTAATTATTACAGACGTTTTAGGAGGTTGTTTGTTAAGATGGCAAACAAACATTCAGCGTTAATACAAGCTGCGTTGAATGAGCAGATAAGCACCGCACAATATGACGGGAATAATTTAGAGATAGATGAAGAACCGATTTACAAAGCCTTACTAAAGTTATACAAAGAAGTAGGAGTACTAAATATAAAGATAGTTCAAAGAAGTATTACAAAGCAGAACAATGAAAGATGGTTATGGGTTATTACTGAATATCTGAAGCAACATTTGTACGATAAGACCGTTTTACCAATAACGGAAACTACAAGAAAGCAACTGATGGAAGTAATAGTACAAGGTGAGGAAGAGGGATGGGGCATAAGAAAAATAGTGAGTAATTTTAAGAATGATGAATTAACAAAATACAGAGCTGCATTGATAGCAAGAACGGAAACAACAAGGGCGGCTAATATAGGGGCAATGATAGCAGCTATGGACTTAGGAATAGTAGTCGAGAAAGAATGGGTAAGTGCCCAAGACAATAGGACAAGAAGAATACCAAGAGATAATTACGACCATTTGCACATGGACGGAATAAAAGTTGCATTTAATGAACCTTTTGTTGTACCTTCGCTAAAGAGAATTGAGACCTTACAATATCCAGGCGACCCTAATGCAAGTGCAGGAAATGTTTGTAATTGCAGGTGTACGGTAGGTTTCATTCCTGTTAGAGATGAAAGAGGTAAAGTAATACCGATTGAGAGTACCGAACCAAGTCATCCAATACGAACCAATCCCATATTAATCTTACTGCAAACATTTGCGACTTTAAGTTTATTAAATTTAATAGATGAAGAATTTTAGCACAAAGAATATTCAGGGGTCGGTATTAGATGCCGACAAGCCGAGCAGGGTTGTAAAGGTAGCCTTTGCACAGATGGGGTCATTAGATAGAGATAATGACATCATACAAGAAGGTGCATTTACAAAGACTATCAGTGAAAGAGGTCCAGCGGCAAAGAATGAAATTTGGCATTTGATTGACCATAATGCAACATTAAAGAGTGCATTAGGTAAGCCTAAAGAGTTGTATGTAGAAGGTGATTATTTAATCGGAGTTACTAAGATAGCAAACACTACTTTAGGTAATGACATTTTAGAGTTATATGCTGAGAAAGCGATTGACCAGCATTCGATAGGTTTTAGTGTAGTAAAGGACAGTCAAACGAAGTCAGGAGAAAGAATAATCAAAGAGGTTTCATTATGGGAGGGTTCGAGTGTGTTATGGGGTGCAAATCCTAACACTCCAACTATGGAGGTTTATAAAGGCATGGGCTTAGAAGATGCTAAGATAGACTTGATGAAAAAGTTTGAGATACTTAGTAAGACCTTTAGAAATGGTAACCTAACAGATGAATCTTTTGGGTTATTAGAGATACAAATTAAGCAAATACAACAGATGATAAGTGAATTAGATACTCAACCCGTTAAGACAGTTGAGCCAGATAAGAACGAAGCGTTGTTGAAAGCGATACAATTATTTAACAACAAAATTTAAAGTAAAGTGGAAAATTTAGAATTAGAAATAAAAAAGATGGCTGATAATATTCAGACCATTAAAGAGAATGCCAACGCTTCAAGCGTTGAAGGTAAAGCAGCTAAAGTATTAGCAGAGCAATTACAGAATGATTTAAAGAATCTTTCAAGCAAAGAAGATTTAGATACATTCAAAGTAGAGATGCAAAAGCAATTCGATGAATTAGCAGTATCTAATAAAAAGAATGTTCAAGAAGTTAAATCATTCGGTCAAGTTTTCTCTGACACCGTTGCCGAGCAATACAATGACTTAAAGAGTACTGTATTAAAAGGTGGACGTTATAAGATGGAATTAAAGGCAGTAGGTAACATGACTATTGCAGGAAGTTTAACAGGAGACAGCGTAATTAGTTACGGTAGAAATGCTATCCTTCCATCAACTAAAGTTAACTTTAGAGATTTAATGCCGACAAGCGTAAGCCAAACATTAGTACAAGCATTTGACCGTGAGAGTGTTGGTGAAGGGTCTATCTCTAAGCAAACTGAAGGTAATGCAAAAACTCAAATTGATTTTGACTTTGCAGAAGTTAAAACAGTTACATCTTATATGTCAGGTTTTGCGAGATTCTCAAAGCAATTAATGAAAGGATTACCGTTCTTACAGTCAACCCTTCCGAGATTGTTATTAAGAGAATTTTACAATGCTGAAAACGCAGGTTTCTTTGCAACAGTAAGTGCAGCCGCCACAGGTTCAACTACAACTGCTGAGACTGATGACGTGAAGCAAATAATGGACTACATTGCAAGTCAAAGAACTGCTAAATTCGCAGCTTCTTATGGTGTTGTTTCTCATACTCAATTAGCTCGTTTAAATAAGTTAACTTATGTTAACGGATATTACACTGGTTCGGGTGGAGTAGTAACTAACAATGACGGTTCAATGGTTATAAGCGGTATGCCTATAATCCCAGTTGATTGGTGTACTGATGACAAAATCTTAATTGTCGATAGAGATTACTTAGAGAGAGTAGAAGCTGAATCAATCGCAATCGAGTTCTTTGAGCAAGATTCTGATAACGTTCAGAAGAACTTAATCACAGCGAGAATAGAGTGTTTAGAAGAAGTGAACCCAATGTTCCCAGCTTCTTTAATCTACGCTGACTTAGGTAACGTAGCTTAATTAAAACAAGTGAATAATGGAACTAAGGCGGGTTCAAATCCCGCCACTTGTTCATGGAAATAGTAGTAATAAAGACATACACCGATAAGGACACAAAGAATATAATGATGCCAGGAAAGAAGGCAGAATATTCGGATGAAAGAGCCAATGAGTTAATCAGTAAAGGCTTTGTTGAAGCGGTGGAAAAGGAAATAGTTATTGAAAAAAAAGTAAGAAAAAGCCCTAAAAAGAATGAGTTATAATATTGTTCAAGATATAAGGTTTACGGATGAGAGTAGCACATACCCTGTAACACTACAAGAAGCGAAAGATTATTGCAGGATAGGGTTGTCTAATGACGATGTAGATATTACGTTAATGATTAAAGCAGCAACACAAACTATTGAGCAATATACTAAACTTTCTTTGATAACAAGAACGGTAACAGCTATCATAAGCAATCCGTGTGGTTATATTGAATTGCCTTTCGGGCCAGTTACTAATACACCTACTTTTGCAGATACTACTGATGAAGCCAATAAAGAGTTTATAGGGTTGGATTTTATAAAGGTAAAGAATCCAACGTATGAGGATATGGAGATAGAATATACGGCGGGGTATGAGACAGTGCCTTTTGATTTAAAGCAGGCTATACTTGCTCAGATACTTTACTTGTATGAGATGCGAGGGGATGAAAGCACAGAGACTAGGGGTGTATGTGCAGCGAGTGTAAGATTAGCAAATAAACATTCAAGAATACCAGCTATTTCATAATGAGATTATTTAAAAAGAATATTGAGTTAACAGCAGGCAAGGCAAAGGAAAGAGTAACTGTTATGAGTTTAACTGATACGCCTGTAACGGGTGGCGGCATACAGAGGGGTTATTCGCAAGAAGGTTTCATACAGTGTATAGCCGAACCACAAAGAGGGAGCAGGAGATTAGAGCAAAGCGGGTTGAAGTGGAACAAGGTTATGAAGCTATGGACGAGGGATGTGGCAACACCTAGTTTGCATGAGACGAAGAAACTAATGATTAGAGGTGAAAGTTATACTATTCATTCAGTAGTTATAATAGATTTTCAAGATAGATGGGTTGAAATATTAGCATATAACTAATGGCAAAAGCATTTGATATAAGTTTGGTGGGAATAAAAGAAGTACAGAAAGTAATTGAAGGAAAGAGTAAGGAATTACAGAAAGAGTTGGATATGGAATTAAGTGCTTATGCTTTGGATGTGCAGAAGGGGGCTAAGAGATATGCCCCGATAGACACGGGTAAGTTAAGGCAAGGTATGAGCATTGACACTACAAAGAAATACTTTAAGACAGTAGGCAATACAAAAGAGTATGCCCCTTATGTAGAGTTTGGGACGGGTGATAAGGTTAGTGTACCAACGGAATTGGAAAAATATGCTATGGAGTTTATCGGCAAAGGAATAAGAAAAGTAAACTTACCAGCAAGACCTTTTTTATTCAAAGCCAATAGAGAAGAGTTACCTAAATTATTAGAACGCTTAAAAAATCTTTTTTCATGAATCCTATTATAGCTTTAAGAAAAGGTTACTTTGATGCGTTGGAAGGTAACATAACGGTTGACATGATAACGATACCTATTTATGACGGTGTGAACCCTAATGAAGAAAGTATGTACATTGTACTTGCTGAAAGAAGTGCCACCCAAGAGGATAATAAATGCGGGTTTGATTATTCTTGTACCATGTTAGTTGATTGTGTTGTAAAAAGTACTAACTTTGGATATTATAAGAGCGATGATATTGCGGAGCAAGTGTTAGGATTTATCAACTCAAATTCTTTATTAGACCTTACTGCATACGGCTTTGAGATGGTTAGTACCGAATTAACGGACACTAATAATCTTACGAGCCTAAACCCAGAGGATGGGGTATTTAGAACGTTATTAAGATTTTCACATAAACTACATAAAATTTAAAAAATGGCAGATACAGAAATCAGGGGTCGGGAATGGTTGTTGTTAATAGATGCAGATGGTAATAATACTTACCTTCCAGCGGCTTGTTTAACAGATGTAACTTTTTCATCTGAGTTAGATGAAATAGATGCTAATTCAAAGTGTGGTAATAAGACTTTAGCAGGCGATGTGTTCACTCAGGAGATTACAGCAGAAGCAATAGCTATTGACCAGACAGGCACACCAACAAAAGAGAGTTATTCGGCATTGTACACTTATCATGTTAACAAAACATTGTTACCGTTTAAGATAGGTAAGGCAAGCCCCGTGTCAGGCGACATAGTGTATAGTGGAAGCGGTTATATCTTTAGTTGGGAGTTAAGTACTCCTGATAATGATAAGGCTACCTTCTCAATCACTATCAAACCTAAAGAACCAACTATTACACAAGCAGTAACAGTATAATCTATGATAAACTTAGAACTACCAAGTGGTAAGGCTATTGAGTTGAAATGGGGCACATGGGCAATGAAAAGATGTTGCAAGTTGTTGAACATTTCATTAAGTGAATTATTTGAGCAGTTTGGAGACGGTAAACTACATATAGACTTTGTAGTAGCTTGTTTACAGGCGGCATCCGAATATCCACAGTACAAAGCCACAGGCAAACATTTTACGATTAGCGAGTTAGAAGTATGCGATTGGATAGACGAATGTGGAGGCATAGGAAGTGAAAAGATTGTTGATGTCTTTGGTAAGATGGTGGAGGCAATGGTATTGAGTACTTCGGCTTTTAGTAACAACGGCGAAGAAAAAAAAAGCTAACCTTTGATGATGTTGAAAGGATGGCATTAGGTGAGGTGGGTTTAGAGATAGGATATTTTGAAAGTTTGGAATGGAGGGAATGGTTACTGATTTATGAGGGCTATTCCCTTCGTTATTATAAGCAGTTAGAACAAACGAGAATGATAAGTTACACGATTGCGGCGGCTAATAGAGACCCAAAGAAACCATTTCCTAGTATTCATAGATTCATGCCACTGCCAACGGATGTGAAAGAAGACAAAGGCGAAAAGATAAGCAAAGAAGAGCTTGCTAAGATTGTGAAATTGTATAATAATTTGTAGAGATGGCAACGGTTAATACTTTAGAGTTACGGATAACGGCGGATAATAAACAGGCTTTAAGTTCGTTTAATCAAACGGCTAAAGCTATGGATGGGCTTAATAAAACGGCTGCCAATAGTAGAGTAGGATTTAACCAAGCAAGTAACGCCTTAACTAATTTAGGCAGGGTTGCTCAAGATGCTCCTTTTGGTTTTATAGGTATAGCCAACAACTTAAATCCTTTATTAGAAAGTTTCCAAAGATTACAAAAAGAAACAGGAAGTACAGCACAAAGTTTGAAAGTATTAGGGGCTTCTTTAATGGGAGCGGGGGGTATTGGATTGGCTTTAAGTGCTTTTCAGTTTTTTGCTTTAGGGGGTGTGGATGCTTTAAAGAAGATGTTTGGGGCAACCAACGAGGCGAAGGACACAATGAAAGAATTTACAAAGGATTTGAGGAAAGCCGAGACACAAGCTATGTCAACAGGTTTGCAGCTTCAAACATTTGTAAATATAGCCAAGAATGGTAATTTGCCTTTAACCCAAAGAAATGAGGCAATAAAACAAGCTAATAAATTAATAGGAGACCATGCAGAAAAATTAACACTTGTTAATATAAATAGTCAAAAGACTACCGACACTGTAAATCAATTAACACAAGCCTTTTTAAAACAAGCTATTGCCACTAAGTATGCAGATAGAGTTGCAGAATTAACGTTAAGACAAAAAGAGTTATCTAAAGCGTTTGGAGATGCTAAAGCATCTTATGAAAGCGTAAAAAAAGCATCTGAAGGGTTAGAAGGAACTATTGAGGGTAATATAGTAGGAGGCGGTTTATTAGAATCAAAATATAAAAATTTAATTTCTGCGACTAAAGAATATAAAACATTTACCGAATCTCTAAAGAAAGAGACAGGTGAAATGAATAAAGCCCTGATTGAATCTACACAATTATTTGGGGCTTTAGCACCAAGTCAAGCAAAATCAACAATAACAACAAATGCTTTAACAGAATCTACAAAGAAATTAGCAGAACAAAAAAGACTTTTAGGTTTACAAACGTACATAGTAACAGCAGCCGAAGAACAACAAAATATAGCGAGATTAAAGCATATACCAACATTATCTACTTTAATAGCTAATTCTGGGTCGTATAACGACAAGCAAAAAGAGACAATAGCCTTACAACAAATGCAAGCCGAAATGGTTTCAAATATGCTTGCACCCGCCTTTACAACTTTTTTTGAAACATTACTATCAGGCGGTAATGCTTTTGATGCTTTTATTCAAGAACTAAAGAAATTAGCCGTTAAATTAATAAGTACTTTACTTGCTGCATTGGCATTGCAAGCGGTGTTAGCAGGGTTAGGAATAGGGGGCGGTAAGTTTGCAGGGAAAGAAGGTTTTGGGAGTATATTAAAAATGATGGGGGGCGGTGGATTGGGTTCGTTATTAGGCTTTAAAGCAGCCGAAGGAGGTATAGCCACTAAGCCTACTATTGGGATGTTTGGTGAGGCTGGACCAGAGGTTTTCATGCCTTTAAACAAGTTACCACAATTAATGGGTAGCATGGGTGGTGGAAGCGTACAAGTGCAAGGCGTTATAAGAGGTTCGGATATTGTATTAATTAACAAAAGAGGTAATCAAAATTTAGGTTTTATAGGTTAATGAGTTACGGAGTTAAATACATAGCAAGTGTACCATCAAAGAATGGGTTAACGTATATCTTAGAAATAAGCGAAAAAGATTATAGTTCAGGAAGCACACCTGTTAATGCAGGTGTTAATCCTTTTACATTAAATTACTATTCTACTGATGATGATGTATTCACACCAATAATAGGTAGTGAATTAGCTTTTGATTTAGAGGTAACGGACAATAATATAAACATTGATTTGTTTTCTGATGACGATACTAAGTACTTAGTTAAATTATACGCTTCAACAAATACTTTAAGTTACTATGACTTTTTAATTTGGCAAGGTTTTCTATTAGTAAACGATATTCAGTTACCTTTTACCACAGGTTTGCGTTTTATGAGCTTTAAAGCGGTGGATGGGTTAGGGTTGTTAAAAAACATTAACTACAATGCTAACTTAGTAATGCCCGATAATGAAAGTCAGTTAAGAAGTTTGTTAGATGTTATTTTGGGATGTTTAAATCAAATGGGGTTACCTGATTTTTTCTTAAATATTCAATGTTCAATCTATGCCAATGGCATGGTAGATAGAACAACGGATTCGAGTGCAGAACCTTTCTCACAGAGTTACACGAGGATAAGGTCATGGTTTCAAGAACCTGATGTTTATAAAAATTGCTATGAAATATTATCGGATATAATGATTGCCTTTGGTTGTAATTTATTTCAATCAAATGGGCAGTATGTAGTTAGTCAAGTAAATGAAAGAAGCGACAATACAGTATGGTTAACGAAGTATGATAATTTAGGGGCGGTGGTTGCTTCGGGTCAATTTGCTAATAAGAGATTTATTAAAGGGTATAGTTTGTCGGCACAAAATTATTTTATAGATAATGAGCAAGTAAAATATTTAAAGAAAGGTTTTAATGTTTTAGAGATTGAGCAGGAGATAAAGTATGCAGAAAACCTTTGGTATAACAAAGACTTTCAACAAGAATACTTAGGGCAGCCTTTTGGATGGAATACTTCGGCAGGTTTCTTTTCAGGAAATACTGCTTTAGCAACGGCGTTGGATTTTAATTGCAGAGTGTTGTATTATTCGGGGGCAGACATAACAGGGGGTGTATCAATGGGGACAGGGGGCACAAATAACACGTTCACAGCATTTCAAAATGAGATTTACGAAATAGGCTTTGATATGGTTGTTACACCCGCGGTTTTAGGGAAGCCAGTTGCATTGAGATTGATAATTTATATTGTTCAGAATGCAACAGTAGCATGGTATTATAACATACAGAATAATGAATGGAAGATAGGGTTATTATCAAATATTGTTGATTATGGGAATGAAATAACGGTTGATAATGATACTGAATTATGGAAGAGATTAACTTATAATTTAGGATTGTCACCAATAACAGGCGAATTAAAAGTTACTTTTAGTTTAGGAGTTGCTATACCATCCATTCCTTTATCTACAACCAAAGAAGAAGTAAGGTTAAAGAACGCTGTTTTAAAAGGTATTAATAACGACAAAGAAAAAGTAAGTAAGATAGTTACTAAGGCTGAAAGGGGTGCAAATAATTCTTATAAAAAGAATGTAACCGTTTCAGTAGGTGTTACACCTAGAATAAGTAATAACATGATAAACGGCGTATTGCAGAATGCAAGCGGCGTACCGTTGATTGATTGGTATAGGTTAAATTCAAGCGGAATTATTTTTGATAGTTTAATTAAATTATTAGCACAAAATTACATCAATGCAGTAGCGAAAAATAGCATAACTTTACAAGGCAAAATATTTGGTCTTTATACCAATAAAATAGGAGACGGTGTTACTACTTTTGAATACTTAGATAGCTGCAAAGTAGATGACAATGCAGGCGACCCTTACGAGGTTGTAACAAAAAAATATGTATTAGGGAATGCCACTTTTGATTTTTATGATAATACATTAAGCGGTAATTTACTACAAACAGGGAACGAAGAACTTGCAGCAACAATAACAGAAGAAACAATTTATAAATAAATGGCAGAAATTGTAAAAGGCAGTAACATGGCACTCAGTATCTACAACAATGATACTGAGGTTTATGTTGTAGTTGCTTGTTCAAGGTCGGTTACTCTTAATCTTGAACTTTCGGCAAGGGAAGTTACTAATTATAATTCTGCTTTTTTTAAAGAATATAAGCCTGATGTAATAGGGTGGGATTTGTCGGATGATGGGTTAATGATTTTAGATAATTTTGGATATACTAAGATGACAAACGCCTTACTGAATAGGGAAATATTAGATATTAAATTTGTGGTTGATAACGGCGTTGACGGTAGTACTTATTACACAGGCTTAGCTTTTATTACATCATTATCATTAACAGGGGCAAATAACGATGCAGGTACTTATACCATATCCTTACAAGGGTCTGGTCAGTTAGGTGTATCGGGGACTAACCCCGCAAATCCAGGAGATGTGAAAGAAACAAGTTATAGAGCAGCGGGTGGGGAAACATCTTTTGCCCTTGCTGAATTAATAGGGAAAGAGATGCTCTACATGAGCAGAGGCGGTGTGGATGTAGAAGATATATTAACGGTGGGCAGCCCGACTACTTATCAAGTGTATTTCGATTCGGGAACGGGTACGGTTACACTGAATAGTAGCAACCCATTATCGGCAAATGAATTTGTAAGAATTTTATATAAATAATATGAAAAGGATAATTTTATTTTTAGTTTTATTAGCGAGTTTAAAAGGATTCGGTCAGGCATACCAGCAGAATGGTACGTTTGGTATCAACTTTAAAAGGATAGCAACGGAAAGCGGTTTGACAGCACCTAAAGGAGATACAAGCCTTAATAACTCATTGAGTAGAGGTGGGGGGCTTGTGTTTAAGAGTAGTAACAAAAGATTTTATTTTCACGATAGTACAAAGTGGAAATTGTTGTTAGATGAAGATGACGTGGTAGGATTTGATAATTTCGCCAATGCCGATTTAACTTTTGATGCAGAAAGAATCCATACCATCAACGGTTATGATTTAACGGTTCAAAACTCATTAGCAGCAAAGGGAGGTTACTTTAAATTATTTTCAGGTGGTGCTGGAATTTATGGGGCTAAAAATAGCTCTAATTTATTTACAGGGTTACAAGCCAATGCAACACAATCTTTAGCTTTAATGACAAATGATAATGATAGATTAGTTATTGCAAGTAATGGCCGGGTAAAATTTAATAATTACAATTTAGGAGATAGCGTACTAACGAGTGACGGTAGTGGTAATTTGGTTGGGGCGTTGAGAGTAAAATATAGCGATTCAACAATTTACTCCACTAAGGCAAATTATAAAAAAGGTGTTGATAGTTTAAGTTCTGTTTTCAATACTTCTTTAGGCAATTACTTACCTTTAAGTGGTGGCACTTTAACAGGTGATTTAAATATGAATTATGCAACTCCTATTATTAATTTTAATAGCACCAATAATGCTACCCCTAACGGGGTTGAATTTAGGGATAATGGCACTTTAGACGCATATATAAAAGCAACAAACAATCAAGCGTTATTAGATTATTCTTCTGGGAGGCAAGCAGGTTGGGGAGGCAAGCATTCTTGGTACACAGACCAATCGCTTAATATGAGGTTGAATAGTGCAGGTTTATCCATTGGGGTTGCGGAAAATGCCGTCGAGGTATTGGAAGCAAGAAGCCCGTCCGCTACTTTTGTTTTGAAAAATACTTTATCCACTACTTTTTCAGGTATTAATTTCCAACAAGAAGGCGCGTTGGATGGGTACTTAAAAGTAAAACCTAACACAGCCGAAATGAGACTTGCAATAGGTAGGAGTTTCGGTTGGGGAGGATTCGCTACATTCTATATAGATGAGAGTGAAAAAATGAGGCTAAATAGTACAGGGTTGGCAATCGGGACAACAACTGTCAATTACCCATTAACAGTAAGCGGTTCGGCTAAGGTTACTTCAATAGTTGATAGTGCTAATTCAACAGGCGGAAATTATAAGATACTATCTTCTGCTGGAGCTGACAAATTACAATGGTTGCAGCAACAACTTCAATTTGTTTTATTTGAAGGAGACAGCCAAACAGCAGGAGCCAACACGGTTGATAGCATGAAGACTAAAAGTGCTAATTTCTTAAACGCAAGATATATCAATAACGCAGTTAGTGGGAACAAAATAAATGATTTGTTAGCAAGGGTTCAAACTTCTGTTATTGATAACAAAAGAACGGATAATTACACTTCTGCTTATATATGTGTATATGTCGGAACGAATGATGCCTTTTATTCAGCAACTACCTCTCAGCAGGTTTATGATAGCATAAAAACTTATTGGGCAATTTGCAGAAGTAACGGTTATAAAGTAATAGCACACACAATGGCTGACTTTACAGGGTCAGCGGGTGCGACTGCTGCTGTTTTAGCAAAAAAAGATACGATAAACAATTTAATATTAAGCGACCCATCTTTGTATGATTATTTGGTTAGGTTAGATCTTTTATTGCCAGATGCTTCAAACACTACATATTTTAGTGGCGACAACCTTCATTTTACACAAGTAGGGAAAAGTTTGTGGTTGACATTCTTAAATGATGCTATTAGTAATAATAGAGTTTTATCACAAAATAATTCGTATGTTAATTATAAATATTTATCTAAAGGTGATTATTCAAATTATGCAACATTAAATTTTGCTTCGACTTTGGCAGGGGCATCTTCAGATTTAACTATAACAGTTCCAGGTGCAGTAAATGGGGATGCTGTATCAGTAGGTGTCCCAAATGGTTCAACCCTTGCAAATGGTGTTTTTACAGCATGGGTTTCGGCAGCAAATACAGTAACAGTAAGATTTACAAATACCAACTTGTTAACAGCGTTAGACCCTGCAAGTGGGACATTTAAAGTATTCGTATTCAAAAACTAAATCATATATGAAAAAAACGCTATTAATTTTATCGGCAATTTTACTTTCATCTTTCACTTACAATGTGATTGAAAAAGAATTTACAATAAAATTTTCAGAAACGGAAATAAATAAACATTGGCAAAAATTAGAAGCTATAAAACAGATAGTGAATGAGAGCAATCTGCCACATCAGCAGGTAGTGTTTATTGACAAATCTATTGACAGTTTACAAATGACAATTTCAGCACAAATTCAAAAACAAATAAAAGATGGCAATAGACCCCGAAACAGATAGAGAGATATTAATTACCCTTGATTCAAAAGTCGATAAACTCTGCGAATCAAT